CGGGACTTTCCTATATATAAATATATAGAAGGAGATTTAAAATGGCAACACCTAAACTAACACCAGAAGAACAATTCAAAACATACTACAAAGCACAGGTTCAATTGACTGATCAAAAGGTCATAAAGCACGATCCAAATAGTTTGTTCAAATACAATCCAAATAAACCATATACCTACGGTGAGGAATTTAAAGTTGAGCGAGTAGTATCCATTAAGATGCTTGAATCAGATTACAAGAATTTTATAGATGGATTTGGTAGATATACTGAATTGATTTATGGAGTAGAGGATCCAATAATCGCTGATATGTTTCATCAAGTCATGATGATGATTAGATTAAAGCAATAAGGAAAACCCCGCATTATGCGGGGTATCCATTTACAAAGCATTAATCAGGATGTAGATGACTGCGGTCGTTGGAATGGCTAACCAACTGAGAGATTGAGCATTGAAGGAAATTATGCAGTCATCTACAAAAACTATTTATTCATTCTAATGTTGAACGCAATTTCCACATCAACTTAGCATGTTCATCCATACGACCTTCTAAGAAATTGATTAGACCATAGTTTTTCATTTGAGTGGCTAGGTCATGACATTCTTGATAATGATCTACAACGATCTGTGTATCTGCTAATAGTTCTCTGACCATCGCTAATGCTGCTGGTCTTTCTGCGCTATCTTTGATACGACCTAATTCACTGATACGCTTTATACTGAATGGCGCAAGACCCTCTATGGCACGGATTTGTTCAGCGATAGTATCAATGTTCTCTTGTGCATCTGTATAAACTTCACTGAATAGTTTGTGGAATTCTGTGAAATCAGGTCCTACAACATTAACATGAAAGCCCTGAGCCTTCACATAATATTGAAAATTAGTAGCGAATAATCGTTTCATCGCCTCAATTAATTTGTCCATCTTATTTTCCTTTACTGTTTATTTATACATTCTGAACCATCATCAAAAGTGATTTTAGGGGGAATGAATGAAATTTCTAGTATCTGTCTGGCGCGTTTTCGTATAATGGTCAGACCAATATAAATGCCCATTAGAAATGACACTGAGATACTGGCGACAATCGTTAAAATTAATAATTGCCCCAATATCATTAACCAATTAGGTAATAAATTGATCCAACTTAAAAACGCTTCAAACATTACTTATTTCCCATTTGAAAAAATCCTATAATCAATGCCGATAATAATAATGGGATTACCCAAGTTATTACTGCCTTTTGAATATCTTTGGCTCTAGTTTCTTCTTTTTGTTTTTGTTCATTAATCCAATGAAACATTTCAACTATTTCGTGAGTCTCATATCCATTTCGCATAGACTTAAGATCATGTTCTACTCTATTCTGAGCAGTGGTAATCATCTTGAGTTGTTGCCCAATAGACTTTTGATCCTCACGAATCTCCCTTAAAGTTTGTAATATTAAATCTTCATTAGTCATTTTAGTTCTTGTTATACAGCACTATTATCATGAACATAAGACCAGCGACCGTTTGTGCCATCCCAGTATGCTAACATTCCATTAGGTGTGCTATCACTTAATGAAATAACTTCACCTACATTTCCTGTTGCTGGTTTATCTGCTATTGCATATACACCAAATTTAAAAACTCCTCCTACGCTAGCGTTATTAGTTACTTTCAAGTTTGCGCTAATATTAGCACTACCTTGCATATTGACATTACCGTACCCAATTCCGAATACAGAATTAGCATAATCAGAAGCATAATAACCTGTGTTAATAGCACAATAATTTCCATTAGCACCTGGGTTATTTAAAATACTTACACCGAATCCACCGATACCACTATAGGTATTGCCTGAATCCTTATAAACATTCCATTGTTGTGCTACAACTGGAGTGCCGTTAACGACTGGTCCCGGTGAACTTTGTGTTCCGCTAGCACGGAAATATGTATACGGGGGTTGATAAAAATCATCAATTGAATAAGTCTTGAAGTCAAACGATGGAGCACCGCCACCCAAGTTATCCATTGTGATATTCATACTACCCTGGTACATATTAATGCCAACTGCAGCAGTATTAGAACCGGCTATTCGTAATTGTCTACTATTACCAGCATTCCATTGAAGTTCATTAGAATTAATATAATTTACTGAGAGTAAATTACCAACGATGGAATTAGCGCCCGAAACAGAATATGCTACATCGGCTGTATTGGCAAAGTTGGTTGATACATTGGATAATAAACTTCCATCACCTTGGAAATAATTACTGATTACTAAATTACCAAGATTGGCTTGACCAAACTCATTAAATGTAAATTGATAAGCACTTTCATACAATCCATTACCACCGGTGCCGAGATCAATAGACTTAGCAGTCATGAAAATTTTACCGCGATTATATGAACTAGTAACTGAAGTTATATCATTAACTCCACCAGTGCGTATTTGAATATCACCGGTTGTCAAATTACCAACTGTGACATTACTGACATTAGAACCAGTTGGTTTCTTGAATTGACCAGTTTCAATAACTACACTAGGTGTTCTGATATTACCGAAAGTTACATTATTAATATTACCTGTAGTATCAGAAAAAATACCAACACCAGTAGTTCTCATGTACAGTGAATCTTGTGGTATAACATTGCCTACTGTGATATTAGAAGTATTACCAACTAGTTCAACACCAATTCCAAAATTATGACCTATATTAATGAATGATGTTTGGATATTTCCTATACTTCCATTACTATAGCGTAAATTGGCATTGCCGAATGTCCATGAACTGGATCCTAATGCCATATTACCTACAACTGAATAATCGTTGGCTAATGGAGTGACCGATGAACCCGATAAATTTATTATTGAACCATTTATTGAATTAGCAGTCTTATAAGTAACAGTTGAACCTGCTACAGTTGTTAGACCTCCACTAATATTATTTGCAATATTGCTAGTCACCGATCCTGATCTGAGAGTCGCGCCGCCGGCTGCTGCTCTATAACCTGCAATATTACCAGTGAAAACATTTCCACCAGTTAAGGCTGCTAGCGCGCCCTGTGCGTTAGCAGTAGGTGAAAGTGGAGCAGCATTAGAACCATATTGACCTGCAGCCAATTGTAATGCGCCGGCTGCAGTACCGTCTGTTACAGATAAATCAGTGCCACGAATAAATAATGCTCCACCGACATTAATGGGTTTGATAATGTTACCCCAGACATTTAATGTACTAGTAGCATTGTCCCAGACTAAACTGTCAGAAGCACCAAATACACCATTGTTATTAAATTGTATTTGACCATTTGATCCAGCAGGTGAAGTTAAAGTTTCAGCACTGAATGTACCATCTCCACGCAATACATTACTTGCGTTGCCGTCAATATTCAATGAAGCAATGTTACCTGCACCAGATACATTAGCAAGATCAACTGAATAACTAGTGCCTGCGTATATAGCGTAGTTTGCGTTAGCGACTTCACCTACAACATTACCAGCCTGAATGTTGCTGATGTTTCCACCTTCACCGATTAGAATATTACCGGTTATAATATTACCTGAAATTTTATTTGGAATTTCAAGATTACCAGTACTGGTAAATGTCATTGTATTTGGTGTCAGTCCAGTGTATGTTTCTACAACGAAATCACCAATCATATCCGTACCATTACCGGCGAATGAATTAGCAACCATTGCTTTGATTCTAACAGCATCTCCATATGCTGGATTGATACCTGTAACTGATTGAGCACCCAGGTAAGCCAATACGCCTATTTCATCACCTGGTTGTAATGCTGCTACATTACTACCATCATTATCAGCACGATAACGACGAGTTTGAATTGGTCTAGATAATGTAGGCGCGCTAGATGCGCCAGGTGCCGTCATACTAATTAGTGGCGTAACACCGTTTCTTGCGAGCATTACTATTGAACCAGCACTATTAAATGTAAATGAACTGAATGCTGAAGTTCCATTACTATTTGAATATTGTTGATCGCCGGCGCCCACAAATAATGCAATAGAACCATTAGTCGTTACAGCATTTGCGTTAGCATTTATTGGACTTGCTGCTGTTGCTCGTAATTCACCTACGAACGCATTGGCATTACCATTATAAGCAAAATATCTTTGGGAGAATACTGTATCGCCTTGGTTAGCAGTAACAGGACTATCAACAGTCCCACGACTTCTTACATACACATCACCGGGTACCGCGGTACTAGTAGCACTTGTTGCGGTATGTGTCAATTGACGATACGCATTCGTAGGCCAAACAGCATTAGCCAAGTTCGTACTTAATGGAGTAATAACTGTTCTTGAACTATTACTATTTGCTGTATTGCTAATTGTCAGATTAACAAGATTACCAACACTAGTAATATTGGCTTGTCCAGCGATAGTGATATTACCTGCGTAACTTGCGTAATTAGCGTTGGCTACTTCACCTACGACATTTGAACCACTTACCGAATTAGCGACATCACTAATGTTGGCATGATTAGCCCCGCTAACATCCCCTGAAACATTAGCACCATCAACAGAATACGCTGTCTGTGCTGTGGTTGCGAAATTAGCATTGCTGACTTCACCGGAAACATTACTACCAGATACACTATAACTAGTGCCGCTATATGTTGCGAAATTAGCATTGCTGACTTCACCGCTGACATTACCACCATCTACTGAATAAGCAACTCCTGCAGTATTGGCATAGATAGCATTGGAAACAGTACCGCTTGATCCGAATGTTCCGTCACCTCTTAATACATTACCTACATTACCATCTAAGTTAATGCTAGCAATATTTCCTGCTCCAGATACATTAGCAAGACTTACTGAATATGCTACATTAGCAACATCTGCGATATTAGCATGACCAGCGTTAGCGGCATATTGGACATTACTTACATTAGCAGAGATATTAGCGTTAATCCAAACACTATTTGCTGCATCGTAGGTCATTACTTGACCTTGCAAGGGTGACTGAACCTTTACACCTTGAATATCATTGATGTTAGGTTCAAATGTGGGTCGTACTAGATAGATACCGTTATTTGCTGCTGGGCTTGTCTCAGCCTTAATAACAGCAGCCATTAATACTTTGATATTATTACCAGTTGGTTCTACATTGGTTAATCCACCTACTACGCTTGGGTTGAACCATAATATGGCACCGGCCGGGAAACCGTTCGTGCTTACATCATTGATCTTACCGAACCATGTGACATATCCAAATTGATTATTGGCAATATCTTGAGTAGCCATACCAATGATCCACTCTTTCTTGAATCCTGGCGCGCTAGCATTAGCAGGTGCCATAAGAATATGATCACCTTGTACACCTGCGAACATCACTACTTGACCGTTGGTAATATTACCTTGGGCTTTACCATAGAAATGAACTTCTTGACCAATTTGTTGAATGACACCATTGTATAATCCAACATTCATCGTGCCATCAACAGTATTCCAATACATCTTGGCAGTAGCATACGCTTCACTTGCTGCTGTGTCTAGTGTGATACTATCAACGGTTGTTAGATCACCTGAAATAGCAAGACTTGTTAATGTACCAACACTTGTAATATTGGGCTGTGCGTTGTTGGTTACTGTTAGTGCGGTATTTGCTACAGTAGCAAGATTGGCAACATTAGCGATAGTTGCTGAATTAGCCACATCAGCAAGACCAGCATAATTAGCGACATTTGCGCTTTCTACATTAGCGACGGTACCTATCACCGCACGACTCATGGTAACCTGAATGTTACCTGTTCCACTTGTTACATTAATTTGATTAGCCATAATTGACAACTCCATCACTTGATACTAAGAATAGTAGAAATACAACTTCATCATATTCTGGTTGAGTCCCGAATGCTGGGAAACTTATTTTAATTCTTCCTGTATAACATGCAGGATCAGTTGCGTTGATATCTAAATCAGGATCACCCATGATTAGATCCCATGTGCTATCGTCAATAGTAACAGTAAATGTGCCGTTACTATCATTACGATTTGTGATGGGAAGATCAATGGGAGAAGGATCAACAGTATTAGCAATCATAGAACCACTTGCAGTTGATAATGCTAATTCAGGTCCACCGCTAGTGGCTGATATTGTGAAAGTTGTACTTGTGGGAATCGTCAATATATAATAAGTTGTATTGATTGCTACGCCACCAAACACTGTACCTGTAAATTGTATGGGTTTACCGACATACAATAATTCTGTTGAATCACAAGTTAAAATGTTAGTACCCGTTGTAGTTGCTGTAACTTCTGCTACTCTTGGAACTAATGGATAATCGTTAATAACGAAATCTAGACCAGTTCTACTGTCACGGAAATTAGTAATGGCGCGACGAACAATCTGTGCTGAAATAGTTGCCCCAGTTAAATTGACAGGTTCTGTATTGACTTGCCAACCATTAGGATAACTAATTACACTTGCCCATGATATATTCCAAAAGTCTTTTTGGTTATATACCAATTCTTGAGCAATGATTTGTCCATCAAACCCCGCGACTTGGTTCAATGTATTTTGTGAGAATTTAGCCATTTAGGCTCTCCTTTCGCTTTCTCGCTGATGACCCCACCATGCTATCTCGCAGTTATGGGGAGTACTGTGTATTTATGTAAAATAACAAATATTCTTATTCGTAGTATCCGTATACTGATTCGTGGCAGTAGTATTAAATGTATTATCGTTGCCGGCATAACCATCAGTCGTAGGTACAATGGTAATTAAACTACCATTTTGATTAGTTCTATTTGCTGTAACATAATTTAAAATAGGTCCATTATTAAACTGATAATTACCATCACCTGGAATATTACCATCACCTGGCACTTTTAACACGAACCATTCGGATTGTCCACCACCAAATCCACCAATGAATAAATCATTATCTGATCCATATATTTTAACATTATTAAAGGCTACATTCCCAGACATTTCATTTTGCCATTGAATATTACCGGTATCATCAAATTCTGCTAACCATAAATTACCTGTATCTGTTGATCCAACTGTATAAATGGTTGAACTGTCTTTGACATATACGCCCGTTAATGAAGCATCTATAATTTGTTTCTGCCAATTTAATGAACCATTGCTATCAATTTTTATTAGATATCCATCTTTAGTATTATTATTGTAACAAGTAGCATAAGATATATTATTACTATCTAATTTCAAATCCGTAGAAAATAATTGATTGTTGGCATTAGAATCAAATCCGATTTTCCATTGAGTTAATAATTGACCGATTGGAGCACCTGTTACCACTTTATCCGCTTTTCTTACATACACATTAGTTTTGCTACTGGAATTTGCGTATGTATATGCGATCATTGGATATTCATCTGAAGTCAATTGAACGGTAGATACGCTTGTTAATAAACTATTATAAGAATATTCACGCCAAAATGTACCGGCTAATTGATTTAAATTAGAATCATATTTCATTAATTGTGCTGATCGTGGTCCTTGATTATCAGTAGTACCTAGGTATATATTTCCAGTACTATCAAATATCATATCCTGAGCAATATTAATTGATAAATCATCTCCGCTAGGAGGAACAGCATCAGAATATTGTTTTTTAATAGAACCTACGACATTGCCGCTAGTTGTAAAATTGGTAATAGTGGCACTATTAATATAGTAATTAGGAAAAGCGAGAGGATATCTTTCTCTCATCGTGCCGGTTACATATAACGAATTATTAAATGTTAAACTAGTTGATTGAATATTACCTGACGGACCTACTCTGGTTGTCCATTTTAATATTGGATTAACGAAGCCATCAATTCCACTAAGAAATATATTAGCACCATTAGTAGCACAGACATACACATTACTATTGGCACTGTCTATTTTAAAATCAACAAAATTATTACTTGCTGAGTTATTTGGCTGAAGGCACCAATAATCTAAATTGGGATTATCTCCTAATCTAGCATAACTTAATGCCCCCACTGATCCGGTTATTGGCATTATACAAATCCTACTCTAGAAGCAAATACACTAAAAGTATTTGCGGCAGTTTTAATAATATTAAATGTGTACATATCTTTACCGTTAGTTGTACCAGTACCTGGTCCACCAGTAGGTCCAGACCATACAGGTGTAATATTAGCACCATCTATTTGTAATTGCGATGGTATATAAGGAATTGCTCCATTAGTATTGATGAATGTACAAGTCATACTTTCGTTGCTATTCATTACTGAATCCAAACCACCAAGACCAGTAAAATTCAAAGTAAAGTTGGCTGAAGCATTTGAAGTTTTAAACAAAATTGCGCTAGAACTTAAATCAAATGCTATAGTACCTTTACTGCCTGTACTATTAGCAACAACCTTTTCTTTAATTTGTTGAACAGTTGTTGTGCCCGTGACTGATAAATTAGCAAAATTAGGACCCGAATAAGTTACTTCTCCTGTAGTCGGATCGTAATACAACAAATTAACAGCACTATTTGAACGAATGGGTTTTACATAAAATGCGTTACTATAAGCATTGGGATCTGTTGCTGAAGCATTTAATGGCTGTCCTGTAGCATTAATAATAATAGTATTTTGATGTTGATTATTACTACCGGCTAAAGTACCTATTGCAATTGAATTAGGACCCTGATTAAAGTTACCTGCATTTGTTCCTATAGCAATAGCGTTTGTACTTTGTTGCTCATAACCGGCCCTATAACCAATACTAATAGCATTACTATCCTGCGTAGTATAACCTGCATCTGTTCCTATCGCAATTGCTCCAGTGCTTTGTAGTGAATTGCCAGCATCTAACCCCAAATGAATACTTAAATCAGTGGTTCTTAAATCCTGAATTAATTCAGCATTCAATATATTTGCTACACAAACATTAGAGAAAACATTACCTGCGACTACTACAGAATCTTCACCTACGGTTAATACATTGGCTATTCCATTGGCTGATATTTGTACGAATCCCGAAGAATAAGTAACAACATTACTTGTACCATTACTAATTTGCGTGGTATCTAAACCAGTAATAAAAGCACCATTACCAATAAAATAATTTGCTTCAACATTACCCACCGCGATAATACTATCAGCAACTTCTATATTACCGGGCGCAAGGAATACATTACTAGCAGGATCAAATAAGAAACCAGGTCCAACTTTAAATCCACCGATGCCATCACCTAATTGAATCTGGTTGTTAGAACCTGCGCTAGTCCCATTACCCGTTACATTGCTAGTTCCTTCTGCCCATGTTAAATTACCTGATCCATCAGTTTGTAAGAAGTAACCAGAGTTTCCACCAGCAATTCTAATATTGGCAATACTATTGAATGCTACGGTACCGTTACTTACTGCTACTGCTGTGTTGGGTACGCCGGCGATAGTATTGAATTTATTGTAAAGTAATTCACCATTATTCCCGCCGGCAATTGGAGCAGCACTTGTGTATAATTGTAGTTGGATAGCATCGGGAACAATATTGATGTTCGTGCTATCTACTACAATAGTTGAATTGATATCTTCAACTACGATATTGGTATGAACTTCACTCATATTATTGATACCTTACAATCATGCCTAATGGTTCTTTATTGAAGTCAACTTTTCCACTAACTGGATCAGTTCTAGAAACTCCCAATGAGATGATAACTAAATTGGTATTAGCAGTATTGTTTGCTAATGGAATAACGGGGGTTGGATTAGGAGTACCTGTACCACCAGTTAAATCTGCGGGTATATACAAATAACCCTGACCTACTGTAGCATTACTAAACGCTGCGGTTAAATTAGCACTGTATGTTCCTACGCCAGTACTAGGTTGTGGGTCAAGCAATGTTATATTACCAACTAATACAGTACCTGCTTGATCATTATAAGTGACATTATCACAACTATAAAACTTAGCAGTCGTGGATAAAGTCCAACCTGTACAGTTGATAGCATTTCCCGTGCTAGCGGTAAATGTGAAGGGTAATGTATAACTTTCGCCCGTGTATATTTCAATACACTGTAATTCTGTACCAGCGATAGTTAAAGTTTTGGAACCATTAAGAAGTAAAGACATTTTATTTTTCCTTATCTGTATTTATACATTAATATTGCCAACCATTTCCACCATTAAATGCTAATGTTGGATCTTCAATCATCCATGCTCCAGTAGTTATGTACACATTGGAACTTGCTGTAGGATTTTTAATTGCTGCGCTCATTTTAGTTACTATCCAATTGGGATCAATATTTGTTCCCCTAGAATGGAATGTAGTAGTTATAGTTTGAGGTCTATTAGCAGTTAAACTAACTGTATGAACAGTAGCCCAATCTAAATAATATCCCTGCTCAACTAAAGTATCAGTAGCATACCATGATGCTCCACCAATTTGAATATTACAATCTACATCACTGACAACATTAAATGTTCCAGTATATGTTAACTGGTCTCCTTCTGCTGTGCTAGAGTTGGTCTGTGATGGACCTACTGCTATCCAACCATTTTCACCATCGTACCATGAAAAGAATGAATCTATGAAATTGATTGATTGATATTGAGCATTGGCTGGTTTGCACATTCCTGTACTATTCGCCAAAAATCCATCTGCTGTAGAAGCAGCATTTTGATACCATGGATCCCAATCGGTACTTGCTTGAGTATAAGTTCGTATACTAGCCATACCATTACTTAGGTATCGTTCAATACCACCGGGTATAATCAATGATATACCACGATGTAAAGTGGTGAATGCATTTGCGAAAGGTCCTGTAGACCCACCCGCTACGTTGTAGGCATTGAACGATCCGGATGCTTCATAATCAAAAGCATTATACGCATTACCGCCACCACCTCCAGTGCCGTTAGCGATATTGATAATTCTACCATCAATACCTACGGTAATATTAGTGCTGGTATAACTACCTGCGACTACTCCAGTGTTAGATAAATTATTGCTGGCTATGGTGTATAATTTAATATTATTTCCAGATATACCACCTGTATTACTATTAGCATCATAAGTAGTAATTGTAGGTCCTGGCCAATTGGCAAAACTTTCGGGACAACTATTACTACGGGAACCTACGAAGTTATTCTTTGCAGTTACAGACCAATAGTAATTGCCCTGTGCTAAATCTGTTACATCAATTGTTACAGCAGTATTAGCAGCATAGGGTTGTGCATTGGCTGAATTTACAGAACTATATAATTGATGGCTAGCACTATTATTGCTATTGCCATAATTGAAATCCATATATAAAACTTGACCAACGCTAGGCACAATGCCAGTTACGGTCATTTTAGCGACGGTACCTGTCAAATCTACTGTAACTGTTGGACAATCAGGTGTACCTATAATATTAGGATCACTTAAACCACTGTTAGATGCTGGAATGTAGTCTTGTACTGGATTGTCAGTATAAACGGTATCACTGTATTCAAACGCAGTTAATCTAGCACCTAATGATCCATCGGCATATTTTTCTTCAGCGACGTTACTTACGCGGAATAGTTTATCTTCCCAACCATATTGACTATTGGTAACACGAATTACATCGCCCGCTTCAACAGTAATACCACTATAATCTGTAGCAAAATTGATCACCAATTCTTCACGACTTTGATATAGTCTGCGAACACCTAGGTATTTTGCTTGAACTGCATTGTTAACTTGCGGTAATTGAATCGTAAGTTTATTTGGTGGTTCATTGGGTGAAAGTAGTGTTGGATCAACATCCCAAAGACTT